TAATTAATTTATTAGAAGAATCATTTCCGGTAATACAGAAAGTGAATTCACCGGCTGTAATTAATTTATTAGAAGAATCATTTCCGCTATCACAAAAAGAAATACAGAAAACCACAAAGAAAGTAGAATACATGCTTTTGAATCCTTATGAGAAATTAGATGAGCATTATAAATATGCTGTACGCTTGCGTGTTAAGTTCATGCCCTATAGAAAGATTGTTGAATTAATTAAGAAAAAATACGGTAGAGAGTATCAAGAAGGGAGTATTCGCGCATGGTTTAAGAGATCAGGTAGATTTCATGATGCTTTAGTTTACTGGCGTTCACACATTGAGAAAGAAGAGGAAGAAGAATACAATCAAGTATCTACAGGTATTCGTATGACCGCTGCAAACGCGCTAGGAATGCTTGCAGAGGGATTGTTGGAAGATGATCTATCTCCGGAACAAATTAGGATTGCTCAAGACATTCTGGATCGCGCTGGTTTCCCCAAGATAATGAAAACAGACTTTACCGGTAAGATTGAATCAACAGAGCTCAAAGATATAGCAGCTGCAATGCGTAACATGGCTGAAGAATTAAAAAAGTAATATGGAATTAACCCCCACGCAAAAAATGGTTGCTCTTTTGTATCGTGATGAAAAGGGACAGCCTATTCAACTTTCACCGGCACAGGATTATTTATTTCAATGTATTTATGCAAAGAAATATCCAAGAATGCATGTTATGAACTTCACACGTTGGGGTAAGTCCATGACGATTGCGCTTGCTGTATTGTCGCGTGCAGCAATCTATCCGGAGAAATGGGCTATTGTTGCCGGCACGAAAGATAAAGCACAAATTATCATGGAATATATTGTGCAGCATATCTTTGACAATCAATTCACAACAAACCGATTTGTTCCGGACGAAGGAGACAAATTAACCATTGATGAAATCCGCCGGCACAAGAGTAAAGCTCATTTAACATTTGTTATCAATCCGGAAGAACGGGATCCGACAAAACGCTTGCTTTCTGAGATTACCATTGGATCGGCAAAAGATGCCTTGGGAAAAGGTGCTAAGAATGTTGTGGAAGATGAAGCCGGCGTGATTGGTGATCAGGATCACGCGCTTGTCATGCGTATGCTTGGTGATGATCCATTCGAAAATTTTCTTGTGAAAATTGGTAATCCATTCAAGCGTAATCATTTCCTGCGTAGTCTCTTTGATCCGCATTACGTCAAGATGGTTGTTGACTGTTATCGTGGCATTGCGGATGGACGTATAACAAAAGAAACCATTGAAGAAATGAAGCAAGAAGCGTTCTTCTCAATTCTTTATGAGTGTAAGTTTCCTGCTGAAAATGCAGTTGATGAAGAAGGCTATATGCCATTGTTGCTCAAAGCTGACATTCAAATTGCACAACAACGGCAATTAGAACCGGTAGGACTTCGTAGGCTTGGTGTTGATGTGGCAAGAGGTGGACGAAACTACAATGCATTTGTTTTGCGTGGTGATAATTGGGCTCAGGTTCTTGAAAAGAATCATGAACCAAATAGTGTGCGGATCGCTGATCGCGTTGAGCAATTTATGAAACAATATAATATTCCTGCGCGTGCTGTATTCATTGATGATACTGGTGTTGGTCATGGGGTTGTTTCAATTCTTTGGGAGCGTGGCATAAAAGTAATTGCTGTTAATTTTGGATTTAAGGCAGCGAGTGAAAAGTATTTTAATAAAAAAGCAGAAGTTTTTGCCGGTGAATATGGCGTTATGACATGGATAAAACAAGGCGCACAGCTTGTTAAAAATCCTGATTGGGAGGATCTATTAAATGTACGGTACAGAAAGAATACAGGCAACAAAACACAGATTGAGCCAAAAGAACGAATGATCAAAAGAGGATTAGAATCTCCGGACGTTGCTGATGCTCTTGCTTTGACATTTGCAAAAAGGAATATTAGTGTCTACACTAATAATATAGTTCAGAATGCAGAAGAAAGCGTTCGGCCATTCGGTGGAGTTGCAAAGTACATTGAAGGTATTGGTTAATAATGAAATTTCCTGACATACATCAATTACGAGAGAATGCGTGGAGTGCCTACTGGTATCGCCGGCGTAGACATACCGAGTGGACCGATAATTACACATTGTATCGTGATAAAGTACAGCTGAACCGCTTGACCCAGCGACAATCCGTTAATATTCCTCTTATTAAATATTCCATCAAAACACTACTCAAAGATATAGATGATGCTCCCATGCTTTATTTCACAAACCTTGATAATGATGAACAGGCAGAAGTTTTTTACAATGAATATTGGCATCAATCATCAATTATTACCCGGACAATATTAAAAGATATTGTTGATAAACGGCAAGTATTGCTCTTTGGTCGCTCATTCAAACATCTTAATTTAATGAATGGGCGTTTTTATTGGGAAGTAAAAGATCCACAGGATATTGCAGTTGATAGATATACTGATCCTGCTGATTTAGATACTGCACGCTTTCTTATCATTCAACATAACTATGTTCCGCTTTCTTCACTTGCAATCAATCCGCGTTGGGATAAACGGGCAGTCGCAAAGCTACAGGCATACTATTCTTCTGAGGAAGGACTCAAGCATGCAAGCGATAATATGCTTGACTATATCGAGAAGCAGGCACGTTTGTTATCTATGGGTGTTGTTGATCAGATGAATCCTATTCTTGGTGAAACCTATATTGAGTTAGTTGAGCATTTGACAAAAGTATATGATAGCTCACTTGGTAAAGACCGGATAATTTATAGCGTTGTGGCTGATGATCGCGAAGCACTATTGCAAGCGCCATTAGATTATATTATTGGAGAAACAAAAGATGATTACTGGCAAGAACATTACCCATTGTCTACATGGGCTGATGAAACAGAGCGCACAGACTTTTGGTCTGATAGTGTCGCTGATACTCTCCGGACACTAAATAAGATCATGAATGCATGGTTTTCTCAGATGGTTGAGAACCGGACACTACGTAATTTTGGAATGAACTTCTTTAATTCTTCTTTGACTGATGATGGATTCAGGCCACAAACATATGCACCGGAACCATTTGCATGGTTTCCAATTCCTGCCGGTGAAAAAGCATTAGGAGATCAATTCATGCATGTAGATATTCCGGACATTGGCCGGGAAACAATGAATGAAATGGAATTTATCAAATCCATTGCAGAACAGGCAAGCGCGGCGACTACGTTTCAACAGGGAGTGCAAGAACAATCTGCTATTACGTTGGGTGAAGTCAAGTTATTGTTAGCTAATGCTCAGGAGCGCGTCAAGGCAATGTCAGTTTATTATACTGAATCATGGAAAGATTTCGGTGAAAAATATGTCAAACTCATTGAAGCAGCGCCACATTTGATAGATCCTCTCATGATCCATAAGAAAGGACGGCTCACAAAGAAAATGTATAGCCGTGAGATAACGCCAAAAGATTGGATCACGAAAACCGGATTTACCTGTGAAGTAAAAGTAAAGAGTGAAAAGATTGAAGAAGATATGAATAGCCTGCAATGGCTTAATGCAGCGCGTTCTATCATGATTAATAATCCAATTGTTGATGAAGAATACAAACTCAAGATCATGGAGAATGCTAACATGAGCGCAGAAAAGATAGTTGAAGCATTGAAATATGACAAGCAAATGTTACAGACTCCACAACTGGCGCAAACAAAACCACCAACAGAAGTAATGAATTACAAAGATGTCAATGCAGCAAACCCGCAATCCGGAGATGCCATGCTTAAACAAGCTAATTTGCCTCCATCACAACAGCAACCGGGGAATGGACAACAACAATTGGGCCCCGGACAGCAACAACCGGGTAATCAATTGCCGCCGGTAATTCCGGGACAACAATAATATGGATGATTTATTTCAATCATTATTTCCACACGCAAGAGAACAGGGGATAAAAGACTATGACGATTTAACACCGGTAGAACGTGATGAGTATCAAAAGATGCTCAAGATTCAAGAAAGCGGCACAATTTCATTGGAGGATTTTAAACGTCATGTTCATGCAATGCGACAATCAGTTGAATATGAACTTGCCAAATTACCAAATAATGATGAAAAGAATACCGGACTCAAAGCGCGTCTTATGAATTATTTACTCTTTGAATCATTCTTTGATAAACCGGAACGTGCAAGACAATTACTTGAGCAGTATAAACAGCATCCATAAATCATGAATTCATGAGAACTATAAAAGGATATAAGCATAAGGTAAATAATAAATTAAAAGTTTTTGGAAAAACTGATTTTGATAAACGTACTATTTCAATCAATAAAAAGAAAGCTAAGAAAAGTCCGGCGAGAGGCGAACTTCTTGACTCAATTGTGCATGAGCACACTCATGCAAGGCATCCGAGAATGGCAGAAAAGACGGTCCGGAAAGTAACGGCAACAATGCTACCAACACTAAGCAGGAAGCAAAAGAAAAAATATTATGCAAAATATCAATAAAGGAGGTGAGTATAATGGCAGATCAAAATAGTTTGGTTGATACAAGTGGTATAACAGCGATGGAACATCAGCAACCATTTAAAGTTCAGGGAACAAAATATGATTATGAGAGCAGTAAGTCAAATCCTTCTACTCCAAGTCAAAATCAATCAGCTGCGCAAGCTGCAAGTGAATCTGAGGGTACGGGTATTTAATAAAACGTACTCACAAAGGGGGTGAATAATTTATGGCACAAATGATAAAAACAGGAATGAATAATAAACAGATGAAGAAAATAGCCATGAGAGCACATGGTAAAAATGGAATTGATGTTCCTAAGTCCGGAAAGCGTACAGTTCCAAATGTCAGGCAAGCAGGTCAAGCAACATACAGTCAAGAAAATAGTAATGTTGGCTTGAAGAAAAATAGTAAGCAAAAGAAATGGACAGCAGCCCAAGATGAAAGAGCTGATCGAAAAGCCGGCATTAAAGAAGGATCGCCAAAAGATATAAAGTTGGATCAGGAACGCGGAGTGAAAGATAAAAAATCTAAAAAAAAAAGTACAGTAATGATCCAGCCGTCACATCGGGGATTGCTTCATAGGAAATTAGGAGTTCCAGAAGGTAAAAAGATTCCGGAAGGAAAATTGAATGCAGCAATGCATAGCAAATCTCCATCCGAACGCAAAGAAGCTAACTTTGCTAAAAACTTTGGACACTAATATAATAAATAAAGGGGACACATCTGGGCGAGTGTTCCCTTTATTTTAGGACTTGACAAACTAACAATATATTCTCTATGCTTCAGATATGGATAGTATTCATGACTTAAACGAATCAGACCGCAAACTCCTCGAAGATGTTTTAATGAAAGACATTCATGAACTCACCGATTATGATATTCAAGTTTTAAATGCGAGACGCAGTTATCTTAACTATGCTCAACGTGAAGCATATAAAGAAATTCTGATTGACACTGGCGATATGCCAGATGATGCAGAACAAGATGGAGTAAAAGTTCAAGGAAAAACAGAATGGAATGATCCCAAAAAACAAAAAGAACAAACGACACAAACCCAACAGACTCAACAACCGGCTACTCCTCCGGCAGATTCCGCAAACCAGCAAGCAGCAAATCAACAGGCAGATCCAAATGGAGCACAACCGGCAGCTCCGGAAACACCGGCGCAACCAAACGCAAATCCGTATGATGTAAATCCGGACACTTTAGCATAGGCTTTACCCTGAATTGGCAGGACAAGCACAAAACATATGGCTAGTAAAACTGTAAAAACACAACTTGATAATCGTAATCCTCACAAGAATGATGACCTCATTAAAGAAGTCTTAGAATCCGAGGAAGAAATAGGCGAAGAAGAAGACGATCCAGAAAATGACGAGGAAGAAATAGACGAGGAAGATGCAGGAGCCGGCGCAACTCCTGTTCAAAAAGGTGAAAAAGAAGAAGATGAGGATACCGATGATGAGCTTGACGAAGAAGAAATAGACGAGGAAACCGGAGAACCCAAAAAGAAAGTAGTTACCAAAGAAAAAAAGACTCAAGAACCCCCTGATGATGCAGAACGATTAGCCGCACAACGCAGAGAAGCAACAATCCTTCATGCACGCAATAAACAATTGACAGATGCATTTAGTAAAGTTGGTGAAGTCAAAGAGCCAACAGAGCAGGAATTACAAACCGCAGCAGAAACAAAAGGATACCAATGGGACGAGTTGACAACATTCGAAAAGGATATGTTCAAAGAGAATTTTGTCAACAAACAAAAGCTATCGGCAGTTGATGGTGCAATGAAAGGTGTCAAAGATATTGACGAATGGGGCAAGTCAGTTGACACTTTCCTCGATGAAAATGAACGCGATCAAAAGGACAAATCACTTATTGGCAAAGAAAGTGCTTTCCGGGAGTTTGCAATGCGTGAATCACATAGGGGAGTTGCAATGCCGGTTCTTGTATCAGCTTTCTTGCATGATACAGGAGGGACAAAGGTTAAGCGCTCAAATAATGGTAGCATTATGCTTACTAAAACTGGGGGCGAAAAAGTGGAACGAAAGAATAATTTGGCAGATGGAGATTATATAGCATCTCTTCGAAAATCAAATCCAAAAGAATATGCACGCCTCGCAAAAGCTGGAAAGATCAATATAGAGATTTAGCAATCCCATCATGTCTTCGTGCTTGCATATGAACTAAACGCCGCATACAAGGCTCACAAAGCATAATTTTATTTTGAGGATTATTATTGTCTTCATTGCCATCAATATAATATTGTTTGGCAACGTCCAGTCCACACAGAAAACATTCGTCCAGTGGAGTAGCAGTTACATTTTGTTGTTCTGCAAGAATTTGTTTTATACGTGTTGGAGAAAGGCCATACAGTTTTGCAATACTTTCTTTATTGTACCGGTAGAAATGAAAGAGTAAACGGATATGATTTTTATCTGTTATTGACATAACTCTATTAAAATCATAATTTTACTCTACCGAAAAGTCAAGTGTCACGCATGAAGTGACGAAAACGTCAGAGTTGACGTTATAGTAATTTTACTGCTAAGCTAATTTTGTAAGATAAAAGTAAGAAGTCTTACAAAAACCTATGGCATCATATCCAACAAAATTAGTAGAAGCATTTGCAAGTCGAGCCCTCATTATTTACTACGCAAATTCCGTATCTGAAAAAGTAACCAATCAAGATTATGAAGGAGAGATCCGCGATAAAGGATCTATTCTTAATGTTTTGACATTTGGTGCTATTAAATCCCACGATTACACTGGCGCTAACATGGGTTCTCCTGACCAATTGTCAGAAAGTAATGCACAGTTAATTACTGATCAGGCAAAAGATTTTTACTTTCAAATTAAATCCTATGACAAATTCCGATCTTACATTAAATCTCCTGAAGGAACAATTCTTGCACAGGTTGCAAATGAATTGAAAAAAGTTGTTGATCAATTTGTTCTTGGTAAATACACAAGCGCTCAAGCAGGCAACAGAATTGGTGTACCATATACAACCGGAACTGTTACGGTAACAACCGGAACTGGGGCAGTCGTTGGAGTCGGAACGACATTTACTGCTGCAATGGTAGGACGAGGATTCTTGGCAGCTGGTCAGACTGTTTGGAGTAGAGTAGGGTCATATACGGACGCAACACATATTACTCTGGTTGATGATCTTGATGACACGGGAGCTGGTGCATATTCTCAGGGTACAGTATCCGGTGGAACAGCTTTCCAGATTGAAGCAAATACTCCATTACAGGCAACTAAATCTTCTATTTATGGTTTGCTTGGTCAAATCGTAACTATTCTTGATAATTATGAAATTCCGGATGAGGAACGATGGTGTGTCATTCCTCCGGCAATTCATGAATTACTTCGTGATGCTCCGGAATATATTCCAAGCGGTGTTGATCAGGCATATCAAGATGTTGTTAAAAAAGCACAGGTTAAAGAAGTACAAGGATTGGCTGTCTGGAAATCGCCGCGTGTCAATGGAGATAATGTTAATGGCTATCATTCTATGGCTGGACATCGAAGCGCTATTACTTTTGCAATGGGACTTACTGAAAATGGTATTGAAGATGCGTATGGAAACTTTGGTAAAAACTACAAATCTCTCTATGTCTATGGTGCTAAGGTCGCGGATGAACGCCGCAAAGGTCTAACAGAACTGTTCTTATACAAATAGATCTTAGCGTTCGTATCTACTACCTTTGCTCCAAGTAAAATTATATGTTACAACGAGCCGAAATATCAAATTTTAATCATCGAGTAGGAAAAACAATAAAAACAAATTATACGGTTACTAATTTCGATGAAGTTCTTTTCATAGATGCCACAAGTGGCAATATTACTATTACGCTTCCGGATGCAATAGGTAATAAAAATCTTTATATTTCTATTAAAAAAATAGATTCTTCTGGTAATACGATAACTATTACTCCTATAAATTCACAAACATTTGATGGTCAGTCCACACAGGTAATAAGTAGCCAAAATGATGTATATGAATTGATGTCAGATGGAAATAACTGGCAATCAGTGAGTATTCCAACAACGGTAGCAGGCGGCGCATTGCCAATAACTGGAGGTACTTTAACAGGTGTTTTGAATATTACCCCTGCGGCTGTAACAACGGGAGTACAGACGGGTTTATACTTTACTGGTGCTAATAATA